AGTCCACAAACATCCTGTTCTTTTAGGAACAAATTTAGAATTTCTATAATCAAATCCATTTATCTTTCCTTGAACATCAAAAGATTTTACAAACTCGCAGTCCCCTGTTGAGGTTAGCGTAATAACTCTCACTGCATTTTGTACATCATAGGACACACCTGTTATTAATGTAAACAAAGATACGCCTGTAGCTATAGTATTACCTAAGTCATCAGTGATTGTAAACGGTCCTACGTTAGGACTAGCAGATGTTATTTTTATACTTATTGTTTTCATATTTATATATCACAAGCACCTATTAGTGTGGCTGATGGTCCTAGATCACCAGGTGTATTAGTATTTGCACAAATGAAACTAGTCTGACCTGTTGCAACAGATACAACTTGTTCTATTCCACTACAGTCTGTATACCTTATTGCTATTGGTCCAGTAATTTCCCACTTAGAACAATTAGGTTGTATACTTGTAGTAGTAGTTGTTGTTGGAGCAAGTGTAGTACTAGTTGTTGTGGTTGTTGGTCCTGCACTTGGACTAACGCATGATGTAAGTTGAGTTATATTTGTTGGACTAAAGTAGTTTTCGATCTTTCCTTTACCACTAGTAGCTCCTTCTAGAACTACTTCAAATGGAGAGAAAGGTGCCACAGAAAACTGAGCATATGGGTAAACAGGAGTATTTCCTTTACATACAATTATAATGTCACAGTCACACGAATGGATTGTTATATCCACTCCACTAAATTCACTACTAGTAATAGTAGAAACTATCTCTGGAGTTACTACTTGGTTATCATAATCCCACTGAACATATTCAAATGCTCCTGTTGCTATTACTTCTCTAATTGTTATTAGTTTACCTTCAGTTGTGTATAATAAATTAGTAGGGTATGTGTAACCAGTTTGTAAAAGAATTTTCGATGATGGGATTCCACTTGTTGTATCTATTTCTACTATAAATCCTTGAGCTGTATCTATTGCAAGAATTGCACTGTCATCTTTAACTACCACTCCAGCAGTTGTACCAAATGCATTATCAGCGATTACTAAATCTGAATCTGCTACTACAGTCCATGGGCTTGTTGTAATTGTCCATTTCTTAAATGAAGTATTAATACCTGGTGAAACTGCGTATAGAGCAGTTGGGCCAACAGCTAACTTACCAGACGTATAGCCAGGAATATTTATATAGGCATAGTTAACCCAATCTTGTTCTACATTTTGAAGAACTACATTACCATCATCATCATTATAAATAAGTCCACAACATTGATCTAGATCTCCATTAAACATAGTAGTTGTAGTAGTTAATGTATTACAATCACATGGTACTTGTTCTAACAATATTCCATCTTCAACATAATTAGCAGTTTGATAAGAGTTTATATCTACACTAGTATACCAACCATCAGGAACTTTTGTACAAGAATCATCATCACCAAAATAAAGAACTTGTCCTATAGATACGTTAGCACCATTAACATCTGCTCCTGAATATTCGAACGTGAAGTTTATAGGTACAGCCTCATCATTACTATTTAGATTTGCTAAAAATGCTCCTATAGCACAAGCACTTGCTGCACTTGATGATCCTATAATAGGAGCAGGTTCAGTCATAATCTGATAACCTTCTGTAAAAGTAGATTGTGAAAGAGGTGAAGGTCTAGAACAAATTGTTGTAGTAGTAGGACTAGGAACAGTAATATATCCTACACCATCTATGTCACAATTTATTTCTTCTAATATTGATATATCAAGATCACAATCAGGAACATATCCTGTAGTAGTTGTAGTAGTAAATAAAGGATCAGATGAAGTTGTGGTAGTAGTTGTTCTAATTTCTTCAGGTTCTACCTCTCCAAACCATCCATCCAGATATGGAGTCTCTTCCCCTATTTCAGATCTATCAGGAGTTTCTAACACTGCTGTAAATTGTGTACAACAGTTATTTATACCAGAATAGTAAAAGTTGTTTTCACCAATGTAGAAATTAGGTAGATAGGAATGAAAAGATATCCAACTTCTAGTACTAAAGTCAAAAGACATAGTCCAAGATTTGTTACAGAAATACTCTCTATCAAATAAGTATACTTCTTGTTCTTGTTCTGTTTCTCCTACCGTTACATAAAACTTCTTATTTACAGAATCATACCTTACATCATCGTTAACAGGAATATAGTCTAACTTAGTAATAATTACTCTATCAAACCTATTATCATATACACCGTGTAACCCAATGCCATTAAAATGGTTGTCTGTATAAACATCTGGGAAGTATTCTAGAATCTCAAAAGGTAAATGACTTGTCATAAATCTATTTACACCTGATCCAAACTTAGTCATGTCTATAACTTTTGACCCAGCCATTAAGAATATCTGACCTCTTTTTGCATCTGCAGTAACTGCTCCGTATGGAACTTTTAGTAAGAACTTATTTTGAGAACCTACATATCCCAAATCTGTCTCTGCAAAATCTATAGGAGGTGCTCCATCAAACAATCTAGGATTACCTATATATGCTGCTTGAGGATTACTGGTATCAATAGTTAGTAACTTGTTATATAGCAAAGCTTTATTTTCAAACCTTGCCAATACAGCCTTATCCATCATTCCATCTAAAGATGTTAGATTACCGTAGTTTTGTGGGAAGTCATGGTAAGAAAGAGCTCTATATACTAACCAGTTGTTTACTCTATTATCTGCACTGTCCCCTTGTGTATCTGAATAAATTGCTCTGAATGGAAAGAATGTATAACATTCAGCTATCCAATCTGGAGGCAGTTGACTAAACACATTTTCTTTGTTCTGTTTAGAGAATGTTACATTATAGTAATACGTATTATCTTGAGCAATTGGTACATTTGTTTCTTGTAACCAGTCATCAGGAATACCTGAACTTACATGAGGCCAGAAGTCTCCTTCTTTTGTATTAAATGCTTGCCTTAAGTCTGTATTATATACACTCTCACAATAGAAATTAGGAACACCATATGCCCATAGATACATATATCCATCATAAAATGATCTATATGTTCCTGCATAAGACTCTTGATCATTAGGAGGTGGACCAATTAAAGAAGGATCGCTAGGACAATCAAGATTATGTGCTTTAGTTGATATAAGATTGTACATTAACTGATCAGGGTCGCCTGATGTTACATTATAAGGTTCTAAGATAGATCTTGCCGAATGCCAGTATTTAGGATAAGCAACATTACCTAACTCATCAAAGAATATATCTGAATCATCTGGTGCTTGCACTCTATTATCTATAAAGAATGGTAGTTTAGTTTTGAATGTAAATCTAGATATAAATATATCTCCACCAAATATTGTATCTGTCCCTGAAGCTGTAACAAGTTTTTGATAACCAGTGTCAATTCTTTGAAATGAGTTTAATTGACCCCATTGATTAGGAAGAATATTCTTCATAGAAGCATAGTATGATACTACTTTTATATCTTGCTCTTGTCCTGGTTTGTCACAAACTCCAGACTCCCCTATGCTAAATCTTGAGTATTCTACCATACTAGATTCACCGTCTGCTCCAATTAAACTTTCAGTATTTTGAGGTAAAGGAAGTGCTAAAATATCATCACTAATAGTAGTATTAATATATACAGAAGATTCTCTATTCCAATTATTAATTGGAGGTTGGCTATTATTAAAAGATTGTACACCTGGTATAAGGTATCTTGTAAGTTCTATTTCTCTTTGTTTGATACCACCGTTCGTATTATTATTGATAGGAAAATGATAATCATAGTTTGCTCTTGAGTTGAAAGACATTGCATAATTCTTTCTTGTAATACCATTTATGTATATAGTAAGATAGGATTGGTATACTGTAAACATTATACCAGCATTAAATACACCTGAACCCATAGAAGCCACTCTCTCAGAACTTTTTAACGCATCTTCTTGAGCTTCTTTACTTAGAAGTTTGTACTTAGCATTGTCTTTAACTTCTACAAAGTGAGCCTTTCCTGCTCCAAACATTACACTTTCTAACTTAAGTACGCTTCCTAAGAATGGTTGTCCAAAAGATGTGTCTGGTGAATTGAAGATTTGCTTATCTAGAATATCTTTTGCTTCTTCATAGTCAGCCCCATCTAATGGTTTAATAGGTATATCTCTGTCACATTTTAAACAGGATCTTCTACTATGTCTTTTAGAGAATTCATTATTTTGTCCTCCAGAACCAGTATCATTTGCATTTTCAGCTGGAGTAAAAGTATCCCAAGCATTTACTGGAGTTGGAAATCCAGGTCCGCTATAAGCAGCACTCGAAGCAACACTATCATCAAAAAGAGGAAGAGGATTAGTAGGTTGTCCAAATCCAGGACTTGGCCAAGGTTGTACATTGTCTGGATTTTCTTCTACTTTAACACATGTCTGACATGCTTTTGATTCCTGATCAGGATCCGGACATGGGTAATTAGGATCAAAGGTATTTGGAGGATATGATATTATGTCATAGTTTTCTTCTGGATTATCAGGATCTGGTTCAGTACAAGGTCCTGGATAAATTTGAGTTAGAAAAATACGAGGATTTGAACAGCAACTACCAGAAGGTTCACGCCAAGTAGGTGCATAGGGGTGATTTCCTTCATATCCATAACTTGCTCCAGCTGGTGCTCCTCCAGGACTTTCATCAAAATCAATTTGGTTTGTACCATAAACATCAAATTCAGGGTCAGCATTTGTAATCACATTAACTCTGTCAATACCGTCAATAATATCACCACCCCACCTCAGAGTAGAAGAACAATTTACTGTTCCATCAAAATTAAAATTGTTAAATGGATTTTGCCATTTTAATTCATATCTACTACAAGGGCCTTTATCACTAAAAGGTACAGGAAAAATCTGACAGTTGGAGCTATGGTCACCAATCCATACATCAAAGTCTCCAGGTCCTATTGTTATAACACCTTTCAGAGATACAGGTCTTGTTAAGGAACAAACTTCTAAAATACAATTAGGTGAAATAGTGGCTTGTGTTTGTTTACCATTTTCAATACTAGTATATACAAATACTCCATCTTCATCATTTACAGTTATATCTATACCATATGCAGTATACCAAGGTCCAAGAAAAAAATCTGTAGCCTTATCAGGCATATATAAAAGCCATGACTTAGATTTATAATTCCAAGCATTGTTATTCTCTTGTAGGAACGAGTCCTCTCCAGATACTTGATTATATGGGTAGTTAGGGTAGTAGTATTCTTGATCATCTTTTGTATACTTGTTTAAATTTCTAAGAATACCTTTTGCTATTACTGATTTGTTTGTACCACGGTCCCCTCTTACTATTTTAAATGCTACAATATCATCTTTCTGTTCTTGAGTAAGATTAGAAGCTGTTATTAGTCCTGTTATTTGAGTATTGTTAATCTTAACTCCTATAGGATAGATAGCATCAGAGTCTTGCATCGTGGGTACAATACTAGTACCTTCATAAACAATCTGTGGATTTTCTACAATAGGACTTACTAATACATCTGGAAACTTATGATGTCGTATAGGTGTATCTGCAAGGCTTCCCCACAACTCAGTATTACATGGATACTTTTCAGTAGATTCCCAGTATGCAAAGTTTCCGTATTCAAAAGGTCCTTTATAATTAGCTTCTCCATTATACTCAGGTGAAAATCCTAAGTTTGTAGCATTGTTATATATCTTCCAATAAGGACTATAACCAATACCACTTTCAAAGTAATCAGGTTCTCCAATAAAGTCATCATTGGTATTAGGAACATCCGGTTGAGGGTTTAGATTAAGTGGGCCTGGTATGTGAAATGAGTCTGTCTGTTTTCCATTTCGTAAAAGAAATACTATTTCAAATGCATACACTTCATCACGCATGTATCCACGATAATTAGTAGCATTCAATTCATCACTGTAGTCTTCTCCAGGTGGGAGTCTATGTGTTTCCCATTGTAATGTTATTTGACTAGCAATATTCTGATAATTAATTCTATCTACAGAAGCTAAGTCACTCCATATCAGCGTGTCTTGTGCAGAAGTTATATCCTTGGCTACATCATAATATGGATACTTCTCAAAAATATCTGCAATAGATAATTGTATAGGATTTGCATCTGCACCAGTGTATGTAATTATCTGTTGATCTTCAGTAATGTTATATGTACCTACTAACTCTACAGAGGTTATATCATTAATAGTTTTTATTACTGCTAAATTGAAGTAGTTATATTGTCCTGATAAGTCCAGGTTTGATACTCTTAGTTCTATTGATTTACCTACTGGATAGTTAAAGTTTACTGTTGTGTTTAACGGATCAGCAATAGGTGTAGGGTTAGTAACTGAATAGTAAGAAGTAAGATCGCTACCAGCTGCATCTGAATACTGTACAGCAAATTGATATGTTCCAGCAACCAGTGAGCCTACGTTTAGTATATCGTTTATTTCTAAAAAAGGTATGTCGAAATTAGGTTGTATCTTAAGTTGATTACAATCCAATTGATCAGTATATACAGGATCACATCCAGGGTCTGAGTTAGGATCAATAACATATGGAATGTTATCTATATCTAAATATCTCCTAGCATTAAATCCATCTGTCCAGTATATCTCTGTACTGCAATTTGTTATTCTATGCACTACTTTATGTATAGGATAATCTATACTAAAGTTTAAACAAGGAGCATTTACTAATGTTTGATATTGACAATCATTATTAAACATGAAGCCAATTTCACTATCACCAGTTAAAGGATCTGTTAGAAAGAATATGTTTTTCTTTTTCTCTGGAATTGTATATTTTCCAATGAGTTCGTACCCATCAGGAAAACTTAAACAAGGCTCATTACCAGGTTCATTTTGATAGTTGACTGAACTAGAATCAAAGTTCTCTATAGTAGCATTCAATGCATAGGTAAGACTTCCTGTCTTTACTTGATTGATGGTGCTATCCATGTTAAGACCAGTAGTAGCTTGATTATATTCAAGTCTAACTTGGCCTTTCTGAGCTTTGTCATCTTTTTTAGCAGCAGCAGCTTTTTTAGCTTTTGCGTCTTCCATTTCTTTTCTAGTAGCCATATGCTATTTGTTAACTCCTACCGTTACCTCTCCACAAACCATATCCATATCTGTTTGAATATCTTCCTGACACTTGAGATTTTGCATCAGGTAATTCATACATATTATTACGATTGAGATCAGTAATAACTCTTCTTTGTTTTTGATATACTGTTTCTTTCTTAAGTTCTGTTTCTGCCATAATCCAAGACTCATCAGACATTTGTTTATAATAAACTAGTTTTTGTTGTAGCTGATTAAATGTTTCATCATTTGTCTGATTTGTTAGAGTTTCAAATACCTTAAACTTAATAAACGATTCTATATATTCTCTTACACGATAATTATCTGGAATCAATTGATTTCCTATCTTGTCATAGTCTGTAGAATAGAATACTAAATGAACTACTCCTTTTCTAAAGTTAGTAACAAACTTATTGTCTCTTACATCAAAAGAATCGTAAGAAGAAGATCCTGGAGTGAACTCACGTCCTGATAAAGCTAACTGATTGTATTGGTCCCAAGAATCTGTATATGCTAAATTACAGCTCTTTCTAGCTGAGATGTTACCTGGTTTAAGTAGGTATGTTCTTCTATATGCTCTAGGTATTTCACTGTTTGTTTTATATACAGCTTGTACTATCTCAGGCATACATGTCCCATCGCAACTAGGATGTTGACAATCAGGATTATTACAGGGAGTACCACCAATAGTTAAAGGAGCAATTTGAATAGTTGTAGCATTTGCAGCCTGACTATAAAAAGAAGATGCTGCAGGATAAGGGTTTCCTGGAATAACTGCACACATCCAAGCTTCTCTCACAGCATGAAAGTTGTCTGGTAACCTTGCTTCAAAGTCTTCTATAAATAGAGCCTCTGTAGTAATCTTATATGTTGTTCTTCCCATTTTCCTAAGACACTTATCTAAGTATGTAGGAAATAGTAAATCATCTACAGCACCAGTATCGAAGTAACTTTTAAGCTCTTCTTTTACTGTAGCGTATAGTGGTTCTGGGGATACAAAATCGTATTTATAATAGTATGACATAACTTATTTTTTCCATTCGTGATAGGTCTGTTGATATTTAGGATCTGCTTTTATATAATGAGAAAGGTCTCTGGAAGTTCTTCTAGATGGTTTAAAATACCATAAGTCTGAGTTTCTAAATCTTGCTGTAGATTTAAACCACATCCAACCAAAAAAATAACCTTCTGTATGATAGTTAAAGTTATATACAACTTTTCCTTTCTTTCGTGTCTTCTGCCAATCAATAGGAAGATTTACAAACTCCTTTCCATTGATGTCTTTAGTTTTTCTTCTTTTCTTCTTATTAATCGAAAACTCTCCAAAACCAGTTGGAAGCTTTTCTTTCTCTCCTGTTTCTAAAATATAGTGTTTGAATGACTCATTGAAACCATACAGGATATTTCTCCACTCATCAAAAGTTAGAGATATTAAAGGGTGCTTCTTACAGAAGTCCTCGTAATTCTTTTTACTTGCACTTCGCCAGTCAACTGCTACTCTTGACATATATAATTTATTACTGAGTTGGTTGGGCATTTGGAGCTTGTCCATCTATGCCTTCGTTACTCATGTCGGTTTTAATTTGGAAGTATGTAGCTAAGAGTTTTTGTGATACTAATCCTAAAGCTGAAGACTCTAAATAACCTGGTAGAGCATACTCTTTATCCAAAGGGTTTTTACAATATTCTTCATCTGTAACATCCACACCACCACAATCACAATCTGGATACATAATTTCACTAGGTACATCTTCTTCAAAAAATGCAGATAGTCTGATTGCTTTTAGTAAAGGATTGTTTACATATAAGTATCCATTAGATATCCAGAAGTAATAATCATTTTTTACTATTGGTAGTTTCAATAAATTCAAATATCTATTTATAGTTATCTCCTTTAATTTAGTTCCTCTTCCTCCCATAGCATCTACAGAATATACACCCTGTATTACATATTGGTAGTTACCTTCCGATATTCTAGGTAGTTTATGTGCAGTTCTGGATACATTACACTCGTCTGCATACTCACAACATTCTGAGATGGGAACTTCTTTCATCTCTAGACAAGGAATAGTGGTATATAATGTATCACTAGCCCATAGTTTTCTTAAATTGGTTTCTCTTTTTATCAACATTTGAGATGTGTTTCTTATCTCAGAAGCAATAACTCTATCCGTTATCAAAGCATCTGTTGATAAAATCTTATGTGTACCTCTCACATCCGAAACCAATTTTCTTAATGTTGCCATTGTTTTATTTTTTATAATTACCGAAGCCTTTTATTCCTCCCTCTTGGTCAGCCTCTCTCATATAATTCTTTTTCATATTATAAGGACGCACCTTGGGAGCTTTTACATTCTTGCCTGGTGTAGGCTTTCCATACTTTGTTGCCATAATTATATTCTTTCTTCAAATTCAGCAACCTTGCCAACTTTACTATCGTAAACTAAAGCTAAGGCAGCTCGTACACTATGTACAAAATTATTATCTTTATGCCACCTATCTGTTCCAGATAAACTAGGCATTTGTTGTATCCTAACTCCTTTTATCTCTTTGGCCATATAGTGATGTTTATCACCTGTATGAACTTCTCTATATGTAGCATCACCAAACCACTTACTATATTTTGGATGCGTTGCAAACAATAATGGTAATGCATCAATTTTACAATTACCATGATGGAAGCCAATGAACGTATTACCTACTACAGTAGCTTTTACTAAACCTTCTTCTCTTACAAAAGATATATTCTTATCTTCCTTAAAATATATGTCTAACGCATGAGCTAAGTAATATGATTTAGTTCTATCGTGATTACCTTGTACTAAAATAACCTCAACATGTTTAGAATTAGTCTTTAACATTTTAATAGTATCTACTAAAAGATCAAATCCCATCTCGTACTCTGACGCATAATCTAATATTATATCTTGAGGAGTACCATTAGTTGTAGTGTTCTGATAATTATCTGTATGAAAGAAATCATTAGATATAGGAAACACTACTTTATTTATATTGTAAATAGATCTAACTTTATGAGTTAAAGCTTCTGCTATTTTCACAAATCTATTAGCTCTAGTTTGTGGATCATTATCTCCATCAACATATCTTTTAGCTAAGTGATAATCTGATAAAGATAACTCAATATCTACCAGAGGTTTCAGCTCCATCTGAGGAGCAGGAATAGGAATGTAGTTTGACTTATAGTTCTCTAGGAACTTGCTGAAGTCATCAGCTGTATAATCTTTTGGACCTTTTCTTTTAGAAAAGATTGAAGATGTAAACTTCCCAGTGGGAAGAACCTTAGACCAATAGTTAGTAATTATATACTTTTCTAGATCTATCTTGTGTAATTGTGCTAACTCTATATCACTTTTTGGTTCGAAGTCTAGAGTTATTGTACTTTCAATTGTGCCCTGTTCATTGCTAACTTTTCTTACTGCTTCCTCAATCTGTTTACTATTTGTTGCCCCATCTAGAAATTTATTACTGTCGTCATATTTCTTTCCTTTTAGTTCCTTTTTCAGCTCTTTTACTTCATTAACTGTAACGTTTAGCTTTTCTGCATACCACTCTTCACTTCTTTTTCTTGTTAACAACTCTTTAAGTTGATTAAGAAGACTCTGATTCTCAGACATATGTATCGTATTTAATTAGAAAATATCTCAAAGATAGATAAATTATTTAACTTAACATAAAAAACTTAACCATGAGAGTTATTCTTTATAACTAATTTGGTTATATATAAAACTCCCTAGGGGCGTTTTGCCCCTGGGAGAAGTTCTCTAAAACCAACAAAAGAGAACTTTTTATTCTATCTCACATCACTTCCACAACATTCGTCATAGATCCATGAAAACTCAAAGTCATCTCCAGACGATCCTACCCACTGAAGATCTTCAATAAAACATGGGTTTACTAATGTATTCCCTGATATCTCGTAGTTGCGTATTGATAATGTACCTTGATTACCGTTTCCATTATTTTGTGTGTTTATCATTTGTACAGTGTTTCTTAGAGTTATTATATCTGGATCAAAAAAGAACAACTGCATGTTGCTCAAGGGACAAAGAAAGTCTGGTTCAGTTATCACTAACGGTGTATTGCTAGCAACAAATATCGATCCCACTTGAGCATTTTGATTTAGATCTAAATTCCCTATTAAGCTCCCATTTAGAAATACATCAAAATTGTCATCTCTTTCTGAGTTCTCATTACAAACCTGAAAGACAGTGACAGTATTTGGACAATTTGGAGGTGCGTCTATTTCTCTATCTAGATAAGTATCACAGTCAGGACTAGTAGATATAATTCTAACTACAGCAGTTCCAAAAGGAACGTTATATGAAACAAATCCTGCAAGTAGTTGATTGCTTGTTACATCTACTTCAAAAGCTTCAGTAAAACCATCAACCTGAGAAAACAAGTTAAAAGGTCCAGCATCTGCTCCTATGTTACTAGCTTGTATTAGTATTGCCATTTTATATTTTTATTTTATTGACAAAGAGTAGTACAACATAAAACTTCATATCCATTTAAAGCTATCTGTATTGCTGCTACACTTGTGTCAGTTGCACTCGGTCCTATTTTATACCATCCTGCATCCAATTCTAATAGACTTGCTGTTGCTGGGTTTGGATCATCATATAAAAAAGACCCAACAGATGGAACATAATTAAAAGTATCACCATTGTGCCAGTACTCAGTTACCGGTAATATAGATGCATCTGAACATGCATCTGTAGCATTATTGTGAGGTGCTGGAGCATCAAAAAGTCCAAATCCAGATGTATATTGTGAGACAATTGATGCGTCAACATAATTATCACAGTCAGCATTGTTATTTTTTATTCTCACAATGGTAGTTCCACTAGGAACAAGACTTGTAGATATGTTATAACCTAGTGCACTTGTTAGAATAGTTATAGAAACGTTCGTAGCAAAGGGTGTTGTATAAAGATCTGCATTTGAATATAGATCAACTGGTCCTGAGCAACTGCCTGCGGATTCTAGTTTTATTGTTAGTGTTGCCATTTTATAATTTTATTTTATGGATCTGGACAATCCTCAATGTTAGTAATACGTCCATTTGTATCAATTTTTATAAGCCAAGTTCCTGGATCAGCTGTAGATATAGACATTTGAAACTTGTACCATTTGTTGTCTCCGTTAAATGTTTGAAGTGCTGGAAATATTACATCATATGTAAAATCATTTATTTGTGGTTCAGCAAGTGATCCATTTTTCCATAGGAATGCAGCAAGGTCAGCATTACATAAACCAATATTTAGATTTGAACTACTAGTTATTGATCTTATACCAGCTGCAAGAGATGCACTAGGTGTTGTACTAGTAGTTGTCGTAATTGGAGTTTTAGTTGTTGTAGTACCAGTAAGTGTTACGGTAGGATTATTTAAGGAACAATCACATGTAGTAGTAGTTGTTGTTGTTGAAGAAGAGCTGGTACTAGTTGTAGTGCTAGTAGAACTAGTAGAACTAGTAGTTGTTGTTGTAACTTCTTTATAAGTATCAGCTATAAAGGAGAAGTCTACATCAACTCCTGCTCCAGTATAATTAGGACTTAGGGCACTTACAAAACTATCAGTACAGAAAGTACACACATCCTGTCCTTGATATAGTATTCCGTCTTTTTGAATTGTATTGATAAAATTGTAAACTCCGACTCTGTTACTATCTATTGTAGCAGAAACTACATCTCCTGGTAAGATTTGAATAGTTCCACTTTGTGAAGATGCATTACCTGTAATAGTTGCATCTACAACATTAGTTCCATTAACATCTATTTTTAAGTTACTGCTCTGTGGATCTGCCGCAATTAGAGAACTTGGAGTGTTTGTTATCAACTCCCAATTAAATCTATTAGGTGGTTGATCTGTTGTAGTGGTTGATGTTGATGTTGAAGTACTTGTAGTAGTTGATGTACTAGAACTACTTGTTGTAGTTGTTGTAGGACAATTAGTTGGTAGGTCAATACAATTATCACATGTACCAACAGAGCAGACTCTTATAATAGTTGCTCCTGTAGGAAGTTCAATAACATATCCATTAGTTAAAGTTAAAGCAGGAACTTGTGTTTGAAATGGATTAGTATATCCATCTGCATCTGAGTATAAATCAAAAGGTCCAGCAGAGCCTCCTGGGGGTATGGTTATGTTTATTTGTATCAACATATCTTATGGTGTTGGTGTTGTTGTGGTAGTTGTAGTTTGTTCTAATACAATATCAAAACTATTTTCACATAATGAATCTGACGTTACTCTTATTATAGTAGTAAAATCAGGAACTACAGTACTAGTATAGCCAGCTAATAAATTAACTTTAGTTACACCAGTTTCAAAAGCAGCAGTGAACCCATCTACATCTGAGAACAGATCGAAGGGTCCAGTATTGTTTCCTGCAGTTGTTAGTTTAATAAATGCTTCCATTATGATCCGCAACAAGTATTTAGTGTGTTATTTATATTTATAACTTGCTCTTTTATAGCAGAAATATCTGATGTATTAGTTGCTTGTTGAGTCTTCAATATACAAAGAAGTTCGTCAATTTTAGACAAAGCAACGTTTAAATCATCACAAGGTTCTACATTAGAACAAGGTAATATTGGTCCATTGTATGTAATAGATTTTGAATAATGTATTCCAGTTTGACATGGATCATTACTTACAGAAGTAGAACAACCACAAGTAGTGTTCACTGCTATATTTGTACAACAAGGATTAGTGGGTAAGTATGCCATTGTTTTTAGTATTAAGGTATGTAAATTATATAATATGATCCAATTCCAGGTTGATAATTATTATGTGGTAATCCTCCACCAGTAGAATTTATTGTAACAGTTGTAGCTACACTTTGACTAACCTCAGTAGTTTTTCCTACAGTAGCTGTATTACTTGCTCCTCTAAGTGCATATCCTAAGTTACCACCTGTGCTTTTTGACTGGCGAATATAGTTATTGCTTGTAGGAGGATTTGTTTCATTTGAACTTCCCATAGTTGCAACAAGGTGGGTGTGAGAAGCTGGACTAAGTGAAGCTACTACAGTATTAGTGTGTGTATGTGAAGGTATTTGTGCTGTTGTTAATACAACTTGATTTGTTCCAGTAAGGTCATTTACGTTATATGTAGGATTTCCACTAACAGACGGATCAACTATTTTATCCATAGTTTGACCTGGCATATCAGTAGCTCCAACAGCTACTCTTCCTCTCATATCTGGTGTACCATTGTTTCCATTACATAGAAATATTCTATCCCAAATACCTATTCCTGCACCTGATGCATCAAATGGTGTTAAGTCTCCAAAGTATGGCTGTGCAGAAAATGGAATCATTCGATTACTAATAAGCTGTTGCTGAGGATTAGTGTTTAAATAGTTTTCTATATACGTATTAATATCAACAATTCGTACGTAGTTGTTTGTAACATCAGTAATAAAAGTGTTCAGTGACTGCTCAACTTCACACAACTTATTTATAGTTTGTTGTAATACATCTGATGTACTTGTAGTATCTGTTACTCCAGATACACAGCCTACATCATAGTTTACATCTGATCCTGAACCACCTTCTATCTCACTTACTTCTTCCTGTAATTTACAGATAGTTTTGATTATACCTACTAGGTAGTTATTTAAAGTTAATGGATTACAGTCATCTAGATTAGCCTGCACTGCAGGGCATATATCTGATGGGGGAACCACAGGTGTTATACCTGTTCCGTCTAGTGTAGATCCTAAAAAGGTAATAAGAGCTTGCTCCACAAATGATAGGGAGTCTCCATTCTTTATTCCTAGTATAGGAACGTCTACACCTGTATATTTAACGCACTTGTCTGAAGTAATTTCAGTACATCCGTTATAACAATTTGAGCAATTTTGTGTTGACATAATTTTATTTATTTGTTTATCACACTATGGTGATGTTTGTGTTACGCTTAGAGAAATAGCACCTGTTCCTGTTACAAAAAAGTTTCCAGCTACTGGACCTATTAATGTTTCAGCAGCTCCAGTATCGGTATCAGTAAAACTAGTAAATCCACTAACTTGAAGACCACTTGCTGTTAAAGTGCAGTTTTGTCCTGGGTTACTTGATTTATAAGTTGCTTGTAGATCATAATTCTTTCCGTTTACTAAAGTAAAGTTGTAAGTTCCATTACTGTTTGGATCAGCAGGATAACTCTCTGAAACATTACCGTCTTCACCATCAAAAGATACAAACTGAACTCCGTCTCCAGGATCTTCAAAGTCTATTATAAGGCTTGCAGGTGCAGTTGCAGTAGTAATAGTATCATAAAGCCAAACACTATTACTTACACCTGTTTGAGTCCAGTTGGGAAAGACAAATGTATAGTCACTAGATGCAGATACAAGACTTGTATCGAATTGCGTTGGTTGAACACTAGTGGTTAGTTTGTGTTCAACAAAAGTAGTATCGCTTGATAAATTTTCAGTTGTCATTGATGCACTAATAACGTCACCTACTGCTGTCATTATAACACCACCGTCTGATGAATTAGTTGTGTTTATATTAGAATTTACAACTGTTGTACCATTAATTACTATCTTAAGATTCGCACTCCTAAATAGACTTGATCCACTTGGGTTAGAGTCTCCAGTAAACACCCAATTCCATGCATACGATTTAGGATCAGGAGTTGTACTTGTAGTAGTTGTACTACTTGTACTTGTTGTTGTAGAAGTACTTGTAGAAGTACTTGTGGACGTACTAGTAGTACTTGTACTTGTGGATGTACTTGTACTTGTGCTTGTGCTAGTAGAACTACTTGTAGTAGTGGTAGTAGGCACAGGAGTAGTAGTTGTTGTTGTTGTAGGTATAGGTGTGGTAGTACTAGTAGTTGTACTAGAAGTGCTAGTAGAACTACTTGTAGTAGTAGTGGTTGATCCACAATCTCCATATGCAGTAACTTTATAACCATCTCCAGTTGTATGATCAAAGGTAGAAAGTATTGATGATAAGTCATTACCATTTGCATCTATCTTTGAAAATTGGAATGCACTTGTACCTGATAACGGACCTGAAGCAGCGTTAGTGCTAACTTTACCATAAGGAACAGTAACTGCTCCAACTCCAACATCAAGAAGTTGATACACTGCTGTATAGTCTACTCCTCCTATATTAAATACTACATCATAGTTGGTATTTGGAACTTGAGACCAGTTGGTATAACTTGTTGTGTTTGTAGTTGGTCCAACGAAAGATGATCGAACATATAGAGAGGGGGTATTCACACCTACAGGACTTGGTGGATCTGTATACCAGAAGTTATTATCTGTAGTAGTTAAATAGTCAAACTCTAGACATCCAACTAGTGGTGTAATAGTTGTTGTTGTAGTTGTAGTACTAGAAGTGCTCGTAGAAGTGCTAGTGGACGTGCTAGTAGATGTACTAGTTGAACTACTTGTTGTAGTAGTAGTTGGTACAGGGGTAGTAGTACTAGTAGTTGTACTAGAAGTACTTGTACTGGTACTGGTACTGGTACTTGTACTAGACGAACTTGTTGTAGTTGTTGTTAACTGATCATCTGGACATAAATAAAAATCAAGAAGGCAACCTGCTAACTTATCTCCTACATGTGTAAATATTAGTTCATTAATTCTATCACCATTGTTTCTAGGAAATATATTAAATAAAGCACGAGCTGGTTGATCTCCTGAATTCAACTTTGCTTTAAATATCACACTACCATCTGTCTCATTAGAAACTATAAAACTATCAGGATTTTCTCTACA